GTGGCATAGCTTCGGCTATTGGAGAAATACAAAAAAGAAAAGATGGCAGTGATGCTATGGGTGAAGGAGGTATAGGTAATTTATTAGTTGGAGAAGGCGGTCTTTTATTTGATACTAGTTCTCCAGGGACAATGACTGCTGATGCTGGCATTTTAGCTTTGACAGTTTTTCCTCCAGCAGCAATAGCAGCTAGGTTAATTCAAGCAGGATATAAAGGCGCTAAATTAACTAAAGCTATGAATCAAGTTAAAAAAGTACAAGAAGCTATACCAAAAACTGGTTTGGGTCTTAAAGGCTCAGGACGAGGATCTACCTTTATGCAACTCACTATACCCAAAGAAATAGCTGGAGTAGCCAATATGGCTGATGGTGGGGCGGCAGAAAAAGAAGAAGATAAAGATAAAGCTGGCACTTATAAGAAAGAAACAATAATTAAAGATATTATAAATATCTTATCAAACACTCCAAAGGCAATAGCAAAAGTTATAAGTCCAGATATCTCAAAAGATGCTGTTATACCGTCTGTACCTGATGTTGTTAAGGATGTTATTAAGTCAAGATACATAAATGAAGTTTCTGATGTTGAGAACAAACCTGAAGAAATTGTTCCTCAAATAGTTTCTCAAATAGACGAGGAAGAGGTTTTAGATGATTCAGTAAAAAAAGAAGTAAAAGGCAGATTTGATTTTTTAAAAAATATGGACCCAGCTTTAGCAAGAGCCCTGATAGCTGGAGGGTCTGCAATGTTACGTCCAACAGAAGGGCCAGTTAGAAGCTTTCTTAGTTTAGGAGAATTTGGTGGAGCCTTCGCTGATTCTTTAAGCAAGTCAGATGCAGCTAAGACAGATTTAGAAAGATTGTATGCAACTGTAGTCGCACAAACTCCAGAGGGAGAAGAGCCTCCAACAGTTCAAGAGTTTTTATTAAGTCAAAAAGGAGGATCTGAGAATCTTACTTTTTTAGAAAGTCAACAAAATGAAGGATATTTATTAGGCGCTTTGGAAAAACAATTTGGCAGTGAAGACATTGAGGATTATGTAGTTGCGACTAAAGATGCGTCAGGAAAAGATATCTATACGCCTTTAATTGAGGCTGTAAAGGAAGCAAGAACTAATGATGATTTTCAAAATATATACAGAAAAACTATTTTAAATCCAAGTGCTAAGAAAGAAAAGTCTGGAGGATTTTTATCTACTCTATTTGGTGATTAAAAATGCCTGTAATAACTATTGATGGAAAAAAAGTATTAGTTCCAGACACAATAGAAAACCCAGAAGAATACGCTAGAGAAGCTTTAAAAACTAAAACTAAACCTAGTGTCTTTGGTGACATAGGTCGAGGTGTAGCAGCTGGTTTGGTTGGTATACCTCAAGGAATAACAACGTTAGGTACAACTGTCGTTGATCAAATATTTGATACTGATTTAACACAAAAATTAAACAATTACTTTGAAAGTTTTAAGCCAGAGACTAATAGCACTGCTGGACATATAACTCAATATCTAACTCAATTTGGAATACCAGCTTTAGGTGTGGCAAGCGCATTATCAAAAGCAGGAACTGGCGCTAAATTATTAGCAACAGGTGCCGTTGATGCAGCCGTGGCCACAGATGATGTAGAAACCTTATCTGACTTGTTGTTTGATGAAGTTGATGACCAAGAACGATTGAGAAAATTAAATGGCGCAGAGGCTGCTTCTGCTAGGTTAATGGACAGACTTGGCGTATTTGCTGAAACAGCAGCTATTGTTGGTACAGCTCCATTAGTTTTAAAAGGTTTGGCTAAAGGAGGCTCAGAAATAACAGGTGCTTTGGGAGTTGCTCTAGCTCCTGTAGTTGCTAATAGATTTGGTAAAAGTAAATTTGTAAGTGCAGAAAAAGCCATAGAAGAATCTAGTCAAGGCTTGATGAAAAACATCATGGATAAATTTACTTTTCAAGGCGCTCTTAAATCAGACGATGTGGCACAGATAAAAGAAGCCGCTGCTCAAGCTACCATTCAATCAGTTAAACAAGTAGAAAGAGATTTTGGTGAAGTCATGAATACGGTAGAAAAGTTAGGCACGACTGGAACTTTAAACACAAGACAACAAAACGAATTAGCCCAAGCAATAGGAGATTATTATTCTCCTAAAACTAGAATTAGTTACAAAGATCCAGACAAAATAAATGACAGATCAGAAATGAAACGAGTTCAAAATCAAGCGTTAGAAAAAATTAAAAGTTTTGAAGGTGATCAAATAAATTATGAAGCTTTAGGAATTAATAACAAAGACAGACATCTGTCCGAAATATTAAAAAGACAAAGAGAAGATATAAATTTAAAAAGTGAAATGCTTTTAGGTTTTAATGATGAACTTGTTCCAGAAAGTTTAAAAGAAATTATAAGATTGAATGATGGTTTTTATACACAAAGAGCTTTTAAAAAATTTACAGATCCTAATTTTAAAATAGATGATGATTTAAGAGCTAATGCCATAGATGAACTTGCAAAATTAATTACTAAGAATCAAGGAGTTTCAAACACTCAAGCTATAAAAGATGCCGAACAAATATTTAATGATTTAACTAGTGGCAAGTTTGATCTTTTTTCTTTTGAAAATCCAAGAGCAACTGCTGAATTATTTTCAGGTAACTTAAAACTTGATATTTTAAAAGGCAGAAAGTTAGATTCTTTGCCGGCTGTACGTAGAGCATTAGGTGAAATCGGTGGGCACTTAGAGAAAGATTGGAAAAAAAGTTTAGCCAACACACAGCTTTTAGCTTACAACACTTCTAAAAAAATAAGTGCACTAACTGGTAGAGCTAAAACTTTTACAGATTTAAAAAAATTAAATGATGGTGCTGAAACTTATGGGATAAGACCTTTTATATTTAAACAAGAGGATTTAAATGTCAGAGGCAAAAAACCAGGAGATATTTTTGTTGATCAAAAAGGCACAGAGTTTAAAGTCTTTGATGATACCGCTGGAGATTTATCTGGCATGGTTGCAACTAAAAGATTTGCTGATGCTTTGTTAGATGCCAACAACACTTGGACTACTTCAGTCGCTCAATCTTTAGGACAACCTTATCAAACATTTTTAGGACTTAAATCAGCAGCTCAATATAATAAAACCGTGCTTAGCCCCAGTGCTCAAATAAGAAACCCATTTGGTGGTACGATCATGACTTTTGCTGCTGGTAATATGGGCGGCGGTAGTTTTATAAACTCTATTAATAAAGTCTTTTCTAATTTTAGCAAAGGCAGAATAAAACGAGAGACTCAAAAGGTTAAAGACTTAGGTTTAATAGAACAAAAAAGTTCTGCCTTTATAGGAGAGATAGAAGATTTGGCAAAATTTGCAGAGCAATCTACCTTCTTTGGCAGAGTTAGTAATAGTAAACTTATCAAAGGTTTTAGAAACAGTGGTTTTAATAAAGGCGCACAAAAACTTTACACTGGAAGTGATGATGTCATTAGAGATTATAATTTTATCTCTGAAAAAAATAGATTGTTCAGAGCTTTAGTAAAACATGGCGATAAAGATGTACCAATTATTTCTGCAAAAAATAAATTAGATTTTAATACTAATAAAATAAATGGCGATGTTTTAGCCACTAAAGATGGGATTAATAAACTAGCCAGTAGATTTAAAAACAATGGTGTAAAAGATGGCGACATTGATGAGTTTTTAACAAAAGCAGCTAGTGATGGTTTGATAACTGCACAAGCTTCTAAAAATTTAATAGGTTTTTTAGATCAAGAAGCAGCTCAAATCGCTAAGAATGTTTATCAAAACTACAGCAGAACTGGAGACATAATAAAAGATTTAGCTAAATTACCGATTGGTAATTTTGCTGCGTTTCCTTCAGAAATAGTTAGAACATTTTCTAATATAGGCAAAAGAGCAGCTACAGAATTAGCTAGTTCAAATCCAGAGTTGCAAGCAGCTGGTATGAAAAGAGCTGTCAGTTCTTTAGTTGCAACAACAGCAGTTCCAGCTTCATTAACTAGTTTAGGTTTAACTTTAACTGGCGCTGATCAAGAACAAATAGATGCTTACAAAAGATCCTTTGCTGCACCTTGGGACAAGACAGCTACTTTAGTGCCATTAGCAACTGATGAAAATGGCAAGATAACTCAAATGATTAATTTTAGTTATACAAACCCCTATGATTATTTAGCTAGACCTTTCAATAGATTGATTGCAGAGTTTGAAGAAGGAGAAAGAAACGAAGACAACTTAGTAAAAACTTTTAGTGAAGCCGCATTATTTTCAATTGGAGAATTAGCATCGCCATTTACTACAGCTTCTATTTCATCTAAATTAATTTTTGAAGCTTACACAGGTCAAACTGAGACAGGTAGACCTTTATATCGAGCTAGTGACAGTTTTGGTACCAAGGCTGCTAAAGGTTTTGTGCATCAAATACAAGGTATCGCTCCACCTGTTTTACCTTTTAATATAACTACAGATCCAGCGAGTAATTTGCCTCTCGGCATTTCAACAACAGCAAAAGATTTTCCTACAGCTGTAATAGCTAGTACAGGTTTATTAGGCGAAGATAAATTAAAAACTGCTAGAGGAACTCGCATAGATCCTGCTGAAACTTTGGTACAAGGCTTCAGCGGATTAAGAGTAATCCGTCCAAACATAGAAAGAAGTTTAAGGTACAGAGGTTTTGAAACTAACAATATTATTAGAGCAGCAGCTAATGAATTTAATAGAGTGGCCAGATCTACAAACACAAGAGAAGCAGAAGATTTTGTTAAAGCTTACATAGAATCAAATAAAGGCAGATACAGAGGCATGAGAGATCTTTATCTGGCTATAGAAGATGCTAGAGAGTTAGGCTTAAATGAATTAAAAATATTAAACGAATTAAAAAAAGCAAAAGTTGCTAATCCTGAACTAGTTATGAGCGGTATATTTAAACCCTCAACTTTGCAAAAAGAATTAATAACAGAAGCCTATCGATCGGATTATGATAAAGCTAGGAACTTGTTACCAGTAACAGAAATAGCAGCTAAAGAAACAACTTTAGTTCAACCTTTAACTGGCGGTTTTAAAAGAGAAACACCTGTAGTTAGAGCCCCACAAACACCAACCGTTGGAGCTCAAGTATTAAGACAGCAAGAACTAGAAAAATTAGTAGGGGGATCTTAAAGTCCAAATTTAATTTGCTCGGCGTTGCCGTTTTTTTCAGCTAACTTAATCTGGCTTATGGCCCTATCAACCAACCACTCGACAGTATTAGCCCTGGTACGATGAGTTAATGAAGCGAGTTCGCTAAGTTTTTTATGCGTTTCTTTGTTCACACCTATGGTAACATGAGTCATGTAAGATTCTCCTAATATGTTGATTCTTTCTTATTTTTGATAAATTATTGTATATTAAAAAATGGCTTATAACAAATACGGTGCGATCAAAGTAAAGCTAGATGGTTACGTCTTTGACAGTAAGCTAGAGGCAGCCAGATATAAATTCTTAAAAGAATTAGAAAGAGCTGGTGCCGTATCAGATATAGAGGTGCACCCACCTTATCCATGTTTTATCGAAGGTAAAAAGATCTGTTTATACAAGGCGGATTTTAAATACAAAAACGCTAATGGCGAGGAGGTGGTGGAAGATACTAAAGGTGTGCAAACTGATGTCTTCAAACTCAAAAAGAAATTGGTGGAAGCGTTGTACCCAGGCTTGATAATACAGATCGTATCTTCTCCTAGAGAATAAAATGACCGAAGACAAAAAGACTTGTTCCGTCTGTCGGAAGAGTAAACCTATGGAGCAGTTTGAACCCAAGGTAAGACCGACAGGTACTATCTCTTATCGAAAGACCTGTCGAAGTTGTTACCAAAAAAAACGTTACCAGAATGTAACTCAAGATCCTTACAAATTTTTAGCCCTAATATTCACGCAATTAAAAAGTTCCAGAAAAAAGAAAAGACCCGATCTGAAGTGGGATATTACTCTGGATGATGTAATTGATGTCTGGGACGAACAAGAGGGCAGGTGCGCCTTGTCTGGCGTTCTAATGACGCATGCTAAAGATGGTCAAGGCAAGAAAGAACTCAATGCTTCTTTAGATAGGATCCTGCCGCATGAAGGTTATGTGGTTGGGAACATACAATTGGTAACACACAGAGTCAACATTATGAAACACAATCTATCGGAAGACATGTTCTTCTGGTGGTGTAAAAATATAATAGATTTTAAAAGTAAAAATTAATTAAACGCTTTCTAAATCGAAACTAATTTTTTCTTCAATTTTTCTTTCGTGGTTGTTCAAAGCTAATACCACCAAGTACTCTATTATGTCTTTAACGTCTTTTTCATTGTCTGAAGCAAATTTATTTAAAGATTCAAACGTAGCTCTGTTAATCCAAACAGGTTTACAGCCTGATCTTTTTATAAAAGGGTCTTCAAAATCACATAAAGTTTTCACGTTGACCTCCTTTAATTACAAGGAATATGTCAAATTATACTATGATTTTACAAAAACTTACAATAATTTAGAAAGGTAATGGGGTTAAACCTGTAATCCACTCGTGATCTTGACAAGCTCGCTTCTGCATTTTTGGATTAGAAATCTCTTGGCCTTTATTACAAAGCCAAGTGGCACCGCTACTATCTATCAAAGGTTTGCTGTATTTGCAGTTGCGACAATTTTTTTCTTGTGGATAAGCTCTTTGCATATAAACATCCCTAGATTCTTTAGCTAAACTTTTAATGCGCCAATCTGTTTCAGGTATCAGACTCTCTGGCGGATTCTCTGAAGTGATAATTCGTCTAGCTTTGGCCAACATGTTTTGAAAGATCTCTTCGTCTTTGTTAATAACTTCGGTATAAATATCTGAATTGTTTTTGTTGTAAACCAAAGCCAAACATTTATCTAGTTTAAAAGCCCCCATATAACAATGCACCTGAGCTTCGTATTCCATGGACCAACGTTCGTAACTGCCTTCGCTAGTTAGATTATTAAAACGTTTGTCATTAGCAGTTTTGATTTCTAAGATGGCAGGAGATTTTACAGTTGGCAAACCTTTTATTACGCCATCAATATGGCCAGAGAAATGATCGCCTAATAAAGAAGCTGTATATTGTTTACCGTTTTTATCTTTCTCAAACACTTCAAAGCCTTGCGCTTTTTTTAAATAATCAACAATGATATCTTCTAAGTGCTGACCCAGATCCATAATTCTTGAAATCCTTGGCTCAAAGCTATTGGGTGGCAAACACCAACGAAAGTTTAACCAAAGCATACGCTCGTCTGGATTACCAATCTGACTCATTCCTAAGTAAGGACGATAACTAGCTGGCTCTTCCAGCATAACATGATCAATTATTTCATTTATCTTCTTCATATATAAACCTCTTTATTGGTAACGACTACTCTTTTGACATTAAAATATTTGCCTTCTTTCTTAACAGTTATTTTGTTTACGTCTCGCATGGCACCTTGATTAATTTTACGGACGGCATCTTCAGATCGACGCGGCACTCCCCACTTCTTTGCATCCACAATTCTACACCATTGATTAATAGCTAGACCACTCATTCTAGGATGCTCAAACATAAGCGGTAAGGATCTGGGTAGAAAACTATCTTCTATCTGAAAGAAAACTCGACAGTAATCATTACCGTTTTTAGAAGTGGCCAAAGTTGCAGAGGTGCTAGTGACTATTTCTTCTTTAGTTCTAACACCTGGTTTTTCATCAGAGATTACAGCTCCGGTAGCTGCCTTGGTTTGTTTAGCAACCTTACGTTCTTCCATTGGTACTAAGTAAGTAGAAAACTCTGAAATTGGAAACTCAGTACCACACTCAACACACTTTTTAGCATGCGACGAATTAATAGCTAAACATTCGCCACAAATCTTTGGTCTTTTAACTTTAAATTCTTGATTGGGTTGAGCTGTATCAATGCACCCGTGTCGAGCAATGTTCTCGCCGTAGTCTAATAACAAACAGTTTTCTTTACCTGGGTAAACACGCATGCCACGACCACACATTTGCACATACAAGCCTAAACTTTGCGTAGGTCTAAGCATGGCAATACAATCCGTTTTGGGCGCATCCCAGCCCTCTGTAAGGACGCCAACGTTACAGATGACGTTTAGCTCGCCTGACTCAAAATCTGCCAGAATCTGCCTTCTCTCGTCGCCTGGAGTTTCTCCAGTAAGTAGTTTTGATTTGATACCTTGCTTGGCTAAAAACATATTCATCTTCATGGCATGCAATACTGAGACGCAGAAGAAGACAGTAGCAGTTCGACCTTTGCTGTAAGCTTTTTCTGTCCAATCAGCAATGATGGCTAGAATAGTTTGTTCATCTAAAGCTAACTTCTCTAAATCTGATTCTTTATAATCTCCACCTTTAAATTTTAATTTGGCTTTACTAGCATCAATGATGGTTTCGTCAGCTACCTGATAAGATACTATTCTTGCTAGATAACCTTGCTCAATAAGATCTGGGATTTTCGCTTGATAAGCAAGGTCAGAAAAGAAATGATCTTTACGTTTGCCATAAATATAACCTTGTCCCATGCGATAAGGTGTAGCAGTAACGCCCATAACTCTAGTAGCATGTTCAGTAGACAGTTTAGTAATAATTTTCTGATATCTAGTTTGTTCGTCTGGCGAAAGATTGTGAGCTTCATCAATAATAATGTAATCAAACTTACCAACTTTTTCTAATCTAGCTCCAGCAGCTAAAGTATCTCTAGAGGCAACCAGAATCTGAGCATCTAACTCATGTCTCTTTAAACTACTAGATAAAACACCAACTGGCGCTTGAGGCCAAACGTTTTTTATTTTGTTTTCAGCTTGCTCGATTAGTTCTTGCCGATGAGCCAAGACTAAAAACCTAGTATCTGGGTAAGACATAATCTGTCGTTTGATAAAAGTAGAAAAGATTACCGTCTTGCCAGAAGCAGTAGGTAAACTTAGTAAAGGGTGGTCAGTAATTGATTGGCTACCAAACCAATCGAAGAGCGATGTGACAGCATCTTCTTGATAGGGCCTGAGATCCATTAATGTTTTGTCTTTTTAGTGCTTAGCTCATCATCTAATTTTGCATCTGCCTCAAAAACTATTTCTTTTTCTTGGGCATCCATTAAATCAGAAAGCACTGAGTTTAAACACACAGCAATCAAGCCAGTGGCAGCGATGGTGTTATGAGTCATTTCATAAGTCAAACGCATAGAAAAATGATTGAGTGCCGCAGTAAATTTGCCAGCGTCAAAATCTTTTCTTTTGGAATATCTTCTTAATAGATCTGACAGCTCTAGTTCTAAATCATTTTTTAAATTTTCTTTCATTCTCATATCCTATGTTTAAAATGCTGAGCTCAGTATCTTTTACAGCCTGAACTAGGGTTGGATTAAATAAGCTATCTTCATTGCGCCAAAGCTTATGTACTTCTTCGATAACCTTTTCGGTATTCAATATTAAATCTTTTTCATTAAGATTAAGTGTTTTTCTTTTCATGTACTCCTCTAATTTCTAATAAATTCTACTCTTTCTTTCTCAGTGTCTACACTAATCTTGCTTATATCAGCTATGTACCAAATTCTTACCGTACCATCAGATTGACTTCGTCTAGTAGCTCTTTTTAATTGTCGTCTCATAACCCCAATGAATCTTTCTGCATCTCTAGGAGTTTCAAATAAAATGCTATCGCCTATCTCCATTTTGCTAGCTAGTTTGTGTGATTCACTCATACGATGAACAGTTTTTTTAATTGGAATATCCTTTTCTATTTTTCCAAATGCTTTTTTGTTTTCTGTTTTTGTGTCTTGTTCTGTTATCATGTCGTCTCTCTTTATACTATTATTTAGTTAAGCAGTTTAAAGACGTGCTTAGGTCTTGCTTGATTTCCACCCTTGGTGGTAGGTGGATGGTATGGATGAAAGCCCTATTTCATCCAATCATAATCTTGCTCGCCAGTAGATTTCTCCGCAGCTTCAACTTCAGCTGGATCTTGCACGGGCTCAGACTTCTCCTCTGATTTTGGTGTGCTTGTACCTTTGCTTATGAAGTCGTTTATTTTATTGCTGTCGGCATAGCCATCTGTCCCAGGTTCAATCTTTACCTTAGCCATAAATGGTTTATTCATCATTTCTTCTAAGGCTTCTTTATTGAAGCTGACATCTGGATCCAATCCCATCGATTTACGCCAAGCTTTGACGCGTCTTGCAGTGACTTGGACGGCGTTGCCTTGTACAGTAAAATATTCCCATATTTTTCTATTAGCATGACTCGGACCTACCACATCAAACTCGACTTTGATGGATAGATTACCGGCTTTTGAAGTGTGTTGATTCCATTGATTCGCCACCATTTCATAGTTCCCGTTAGGGATAGGTGAGAAATCATTTTCCTCTTCCACGCTAGTTAAGTCTATATCAAACTCATCTGTCATTTTTTTGTCTCCAGAACACAAGCAGTGCACATGTAAATCTTTTTGTTAAATGGTCCGAACCAACCGTTGGATTTTACAACCACTTCAGCTGGCCTCCCACATTTTTTACACAAATTAATCTCCTTGCACACTGCTAGTGCTCATTAGTTTTTTAGTTGCTGTTTTATATGCGTTAATAAACGCATCCCATTTGAGCTCTATCTTATCGGGAAGAGGAACTCGACTCTTCGCATCGAAAGCCGCGGAGAACTTTGTGAAAAGCATACGCTCACCCATGGCAAGTGCACGTGACTTTTCATTAAAGCCCTGCCCCGACTTAGTAACACGAATCTGATGATTTGCAAATAGATTGAAGTCAACCCACTCTCTGATTTTAGAACTAACCTTTTTGTGTAAGTTAAGTTCCCAACGATCGTAAGGCTCACGCTCAGGATCTGCAAATGTTCTGATGGCAACGTGAGATAATAAAATCACGTTCATATTCTTTTTGTCATTAAGGATGTCCAAGGCTCTAAAGATCTTCTGAAAGCCTTCAGCTACCATGGTGTATCCTTTACCAAAACCGATGTCTTCTATGGAAGCTACATTCTTTTGACGGCACACTTCTTCTTGAATTAATTTTTCTGCCCAGTCGGTGGTGTCAATAATCACAGTTTTAAAATCATGTTCTTCTTGTACCAATTGTTTCAATCGTTTCATCAAGTCCTCATACGATTCGCACAATGGAAAAGAAGAAGTGTTGACATATCTAGTACCTTCTTCAGTCTTGACAAATATTGGGTTAGGGGCACCTGCAGCAAAGGTAGTCTTACCTATCCCATCGGTGCCAGCTATGTTCATTTTTATAGGCCCAGGGTTCATGCCTGTTTGAATCTCATCTAATATACTCATTTTTTCCTCTTGTCTAAAAACGAAACATAAGGCCGATCTGAAATTTTAGTCGTCAATGCTTCGCTTAATTTTTGATAAATTGTGGGGTGTTGTTCAGCCAGAGCTGTCGTTTCTTTTTTGTTTTCTTTAAACTCTAAGTTGAATGGAAAGAGTTTTTCTGGGATCTGCCCAGCTTCGTAGATATCATGGATTCTGCTTTGATCCCATTCACGTTTGACTCGAAAATCAACTTTGATATCAAAATCGTATTCAGCAAAATCTATTCTAGTTGCACCGCCGGTGTTGTTAGACAGCTTCACTTGTTCAGCAACTCTGGGGTGACGAGCGATAGCAATATCTAAATCTTTGCTTTCTTCACGTAACCTTGCTTGCATAGCTAAGTTGTTTTTTTTCCTGGCTAATAAGTCGGCGAGGTCGTCGAACTCTTCTACAATATTCTCTTTCATAACTTTACTCCTGAGCGTAGTATTGAGGAAAGAAAAATAAATGTCAAGAAATATTTTTACTTTAAGCAAAAAATAATTTACAATCCACGGCATGACATTAAAAGAATATATTATCAAAAGAGGCGAGTACCCTTTAGCTAAAGAACTAGGAGTCTCACCTGACACAGTAAAATCTTGGCGTTATGGCAACCGCGAACCAAGACCAAGGCAAGCAAAAAAATTAATACTTATGACAGGTTACGCTATGACCTGGGAAGATATTTACGGACCCATAGAAGAGAATGCCCTTAGTACTGAATCCTGATTCTAAGTTAGAAAATTTTTCTGACGAAGCCAAAGCCGAAATGCTTTGGTCGTTTTGGGAAGAAGGTTTTCATTTGATTCCGTGTGGTTCACGTACAGAAATCATTCCAGAATATTTTCGCAAACGTCATCCGTTTGAAAGCGATGAAGTCTTAGCAGCGAAATGGGCCAAGACCCCTAGAGTAAAGTGGGAGACTTATCAAAGAAGACAACCTACCCAAGAAGAATTGAGAGAGTGGTTAGTCCGATATCCAGGGGCTAACTGGGCTGCTATCACCGGCATAACTTTTGTGGTGTTGGATTGTGATAGTACCGAGGCGGTTGAGTTCGTCGAGTCTGGTCAAGTAACTCGATCGCCTCTGAAACAAAGAACCCCACGTGGTGGTTATCATTATTTTTATCAAATCAACGAGGGCTTAAATGTTCGTAACATGACTGGCAACTTGGATGTCAGGGGCGAAGGTGGTTATGTCATGGTTTCGCCTTCACTCAAATACAGTTTTGAATTGGCACAAGGTGCTTCGGTCAATGACATGATGGATTTGCCGATGTTAAACATGAATGATTTGAATGCAATACACGAATACAATCAATCAGGAAAGGTACAGCCGTTATCATTAGGAACAAAAATAGGTACAGATCCTGTTGCTGTCGGTCAACGTAATGATACTTTAGCAAGACTCTTAGGCAAATGGATTCGTGAAGGCTGGGGTTATCGTGAAGTTTTGATCAAAGCTTTTGATTGGAACCAAACATTGCCGTCCCCACTGCCTTTGCCAGAGGTTTTACAAACAACCATGTCGATTACTCAGGGTCATATCAAACGCAATCCAGAAGATGTAGATGCTGGAATCATGGCTTGGAAGACGAGCGAATGGCAGATAGATCTAGGCGAAGAACTCAAAGAAATACTGGATCAAGAAGATCCCATCGAAGTAAAAAAGGTACAAGACAATAAGACCGACCCACTTAATTTAAAAAGTTACAACGATGAATTTTGGACAGGCATCGAGTCAGGTACAATCGAACAGTATTGGGGCGATTGTTTTATCTTTGAACAGTCTAGGTGTCTATTGATTGGTAAACCAAAGATAGGTAAGTCGCATTGGTTGGGAGCGTTTGCAGCAGCAGCCACGACTGGTCAACAGTTTATGGGCATGCCTTTTACCAAGCCGTGTAAAGTCATGTGGCTACAAGCTGAAATCATTCAAGAGTTTTTAAAAAATAGAATCGATTTGTACTACGAACCGTACCGACACGATCCAGATCTGTTAGCCTTGGGACATGCAAACTTAATTCCAACTGGCCGACTCAGAAAGAACATCATGCGTGACAAAGACATCAACGCAATCGCTGAGAGTATTGATTATCATCAACCTGACATTGTCATGATTGATCCGATTATTAATTTCTTTGATGGCGAAGAGAACAGCAACCAAGAGATCCACAGCTTGCTATCTAGAATCGATCGCTTGATTGAACTTTTTGGTGTGGCAGTAATCATTGCCCATCACACGGGTAAGGAACGAGCGGATGATGCTTCGTTCATGTCAGCCCGTGGAGGCTCAGCTTTTGCTGGGTGGATGGACTCTGGTATCAAACTGATGGGGCAACGTCCGAATGTAACAATGTTTTATGAAGCACGTAATGCCAAAGAACCTGAAACGCATTTGTCTAGATTTGATTTTGAGAAAGGTTATTGGGATATGGTGGACTTTGATGAAGGTCCGGACGAAGTAGAAATTGCACAAAAAGTAGCAAATGCTATGGACAGAGTTAAGTTTTACACTAGACAAGAATTAGAACTGTTAGCACGTGAGGCACTGAAAGCAAACAACTTACCGAGTGGCGAGCGAGCAGCACGTTATGCCGTGAGTCACGTACAAAAATACTTAGGCGATGTAGTCAAGACGAAAGCAATTCCTGGTAAACAAACTTGGCACTATCGTTTTGACAATCAAAGCCGTAAACCTTGGGAAGCAGAATGAAAAATAAATCGCCATCACATTACAAAAAAACAGAACCTCTACTTAAAAATCAATATACCAATAAAGTTGATCCTAAAGATAAGTTTTTAGTTGATCGAAAAAATTATGAAGTTTTTCGTGATTTATATTTTTGTGAGGACGGAGAGGGTTTTGAAGAGTTAACAGCAAAAGAAAGAAATAGATTCAGAAGAATAGCTAAAGAGTATGGTTTTAAAATTAAAACTAAATCTGTAATGATGCCTTGGGGTGATTACAGATATTATGTTTGGAAAACAGAAACTCTTTTAGAAAAAGATTTTTTTTATTTCGATCATCAAAAACCTTATTGGCAACAATGTAGAGAAAGAATTAGAAGATTATGGAACATACCTGTGCGACAAGAATATATTAAATACAATAAAGGAGAAAAAGATGAAAACTGAAAGCAACAACATTTACTTTATTATCAACTCAGAAGAACTCAAACGTGAGGTAGCCTGGGAGTGGCGGGATCAGAAGAAACAATTTTTTCAGACTTGGGTACCGACTGAAGCTGATATTGTTTTAATCGACGAGCTCACGCCAGACGAACGAGCGCTTGTCAAAGCTGAGATCATGCACGAATTAGAACCTGAGTTACGTGAGGAGCGCTTACGTCGTAATAAACAAGCTAGAGAAAGGAGAAATAAATGAAACTAAACATACCAGAAGAAAAGCTATTCAACATAAAACAAGTTGAAAAAATTTTAGGTCGTGCTTTAACTACAGAAGAATTAACTGGTTTTAAAACAAAACAAAATTCAGATG